TTAGTAGCTATGTTTGAAGCTTGTGCAGCCATTTTTTGTAAACCTACTAATGTATCTCTATCAGGAACACTACCGTCTCTTGCCTCGTTTAATCCTGTCACATCTCTTATCATTTGTAAATAATAATTATATGTAGATATTAAACTTTGAATTTTAGCTTGACCTGAACCAGTTGCTAATTCTTGAACAGGTACTTTACCTCTATTTAATTCACCATCTTGAGTAAGTGATCTACCTACAACAGAACCAGTTTGGAAATACATGTTTAATGCTTCTGCTGGATTATAGTTTGTTCCATTACCTAAATCAACTTCAGCTAAACCGTCCATATCTAAGAACACACCATCTGGCACCATTCTAGCTATAACTTGTTGTAACTTTAAATGAGTTATTTGGATCATATCAGCAAAACCTGTTATCCTACTAACTGTAGAATCAATACGACCTTTATAAATACGAGGCGCACATATTGCGTAGTTCATTTCTACTTTTGTAGTATCTGCCATAGGTCTTGTCATGTTAGGACACATTTCCCAACTTAATAACATATCACTACCTAATACTTTTACTCCTCTATATAATGTTTCTATAGTTCTACCTACAGCTTCAAAATTTTCGCTTGGAGGAGGATTAAACCCACTGTCTTTAGAAATTGCTTTTTGTAACCCAAATTCAGTTTCTTTTATTTTAAAAACTTGATCACTATACGTTTTATATTCAAAATACAATAACGGGATAGTGTTTTGTTCCCAAGGACCATTACCGTATCCATACATATAAGTTCTATCACCTTGGTATTGTTGTATTTTTTCTAAGTCTTCATCTGGTAAATCAGGAAATTGTTTTGCTATTTCAGGAAGAGTAACAGCTTTTAATTCACCTACATAATATATATCTTCAAAGTTTGGATCCTCTGTATAAGAATATATTAAATAAGCAGGATCAACATAATCTACTGTTATACCATTAGATGTATTAAAGTTTGTTTTTACAGCTCCAATGCCGCATGTAACTAAATCATAGTTTACCCTACGTCTTGTTAAATCCCATTTATTATAATCTAAAACTTGATTTATAACTTCTTCTTCTGCTATTTCTACAGCCTGTTTATAATCTAATTGCATGTGAAGTTCTAATTCTTCCATGTTATGAGGTAATTGATTTTCTGGAATCGTAGTGTTAAACAACGCTGAATCTAGTTTTTCAACTATTTGTTTCATAGTATCTCTAGCAAAAATATCTTGAGCTAACATCTCTGCGTAATTAGTTCTTTTTTCTAATGACTGTGGATCTTGTGCAAAAGCATTTACATCATAGTCTTTATTAGAAATACCATTAGTTAATATGTCTACAAATTTAGATATAATAGGAACAGGTTTCCAATCTAAATTTAAATATGATAAATCTCCATTAATAGATAATTCATCTTTATATTTTTGGGTAGGTTGTTCTCCTCTAGCATATAACCTAAGTCTATTATAGTTGTTCCAAGTAGTTAAATATCTATTACCGTTAGTTCTACCTTGACTAAACCATTCTTGTTCTATAGCTTGAGCAACTTGCTCACCATATTCCCAAGATGCTTTTTCAGCGTCGCTAACCACTTGGCTAGGAAAAATACTATTACCGTTGGTATATATTTTTTTACCTTTTTTCATTTAATCTATAATTTTAGATAACAACCCACTATTATCAAATTTTTTTATTCCTAAATCATAATTATGTCTAATCATTTGGGGAACAGGTCTATATTTATTTTTGTTACAAGCCATTATAGCTAATCCTGAACTAATAGAAGCATCATGAGTTGTTCTATTATTAATGTCAAATTTAGCCCAATCCTCTAAAGTTCTTTGAAAATATACATCACCGTAAGTATTATCATTACGAAGTCCTACATAAGTTTCTATATAACTTTCTATTGCCGCGGCATGAGCTTGTTTAATATCTTCACTAGAATTAGGTATTCCTCCTATTTCTCTTTCTGTTACAGATAATTTATTATATATTTTATCAGGTCTATTCATAGAGTAACCTCTATAACCTCTTCTTTTAAAATGGTATAATAATCTAGGTTTATTATTTTCAGCTAGTATTGGCATTCCGTAAAATATACAAGCCATTAAAACGTCTTCAAAAAATATTTCAGCAGTTTGAGGTCTTGATATATATTCTAAAAATAAATGATTAGCTGGTATGTCTTCCATGCTAAACTTTGTTAAGCCATGTAAAGAACCCTTTGAACCTCTTTTGTCTACTGTTCCAGATATATCATAACTATCACAGCCAAAAGCACCTAATGTTTCGTTGCCAGGATGTTTTAAACCTGACTTATGTATTACGTTGTTTTGTAATCTTAATGGTGGTACCCATGAAACAAAAAATCTACCATTGTTTTGAGGTACAAATATTACTGAAGTATCTTTTATTCCACCAACCCACTGAAAATTACCTTGAGTAACTAAACTATCTTTAGTTTCAGCGTTCCAATCTATTTGTTCATATATCTTTGTAAGATTAAACAATGAAGATTTCGCTTCATCCCTAAACGCGTGTTCTTCTGTTCTTGGAAATTGTCTATAAAATTCATTTAAAGCATCTTGATCATCTTTTAATCCATCTACTTCGTTTTGACAATAATTTATTACTCCTAAAGTTATAGGTAATCCTAACGGTCCTTTGATAAGGTCTTTTGGAGTATCGAAGACAGGTAATCCATAAGAATCAATGTATCCTTCGTAGTTCCATTCCATAGGAATGAACAAAGAATAGAGTCCCGAACGAGTCTGTCCATTCGCATTTCTTTTTTGTACGTCTGAATCATAATATAATTTTTTAAAATTATCACCACCTTTATCTAAAGCGTTACAAGTAGAACCCATCATGCATTTTCCAATAATTCTAGAACCTAGTCTTAAAGTTGTTTTTGTAACTCTCCAGTTATTTAATATGTTGTTCGGTCTTTCCCATTTACCACTTTCATCGTGTACTAATAGTTTTAATTTTTCACCATCATAGCTATTGTCACCTGTATTTTTCCAATCAATTGTTGTATCTAAACCTTGTAGTTCTGGAACAGAAACATTAGCTGTTAGTTTACGTCTAGTTAATTTACTAGCAGGAACTCTATATGCTAATTCTGTTTTAGGTCTATCCATACCGTCTTGAATAGGTTTAAAAAAGAAAGGATAGTTAACTGATATTGGAACTACTTTGTCGGTAAACATAGTTTTTGCATCTGGACCTGACTTAGATAATATTCCGTATCTACTATCACTAGATATTGTAGCTAAATTTACTACCTCTCCCGAGGCCATAAAAGAGAATCCTGAACGACGGTTTTTAAGGTAACACATTCCGTAGCATCTTGTATCTGCTTTGCAAGCTTCCCAGAATATAAAGAATAATCTGTTTGATTCCCTAAAGTCTGGTTTCCCAACATCAATTTTACTCCACTGCAAGTACATGTAATGAGTACCAGTAACATAAGTAGCAATATCTTTATTGTAAAACCAAAAACCTTGTTCTCTACGAGAAAATTCTTTATCAATATAATCATACCATGTTTCTTTAAAATCTAAAGGATAATCTTCCCAATCAAAAATAGTTTTAATTCTTTTTAATTCTTTAGGTAAATCTTTAAATTCAAATTTATTAGATTCAAACTTACATATATCTTTTTGTTTAGGTAATGCAATTTTTAAATTTTGTATCTCTATAACTTCACCTATTTGACCATCTTTACTTATAACAACAACATCATGTTCTACGTTGTAACCGTATTCCCATTTTTTATATTTATTATTACGTTTAAGTACTTTTGGTTTTATGTAATTATCGAGTACTTTGTATAAACTTTGACTATACATTATTTAGATCTTCCTTCTGCAAAACCTTTAAACTCTTTAGGTTTTTTAGTTTCTTCCTCTACTTTTCCATCAATAATATTTTGCTCTTCATTTATTCTAGATAATATTTCAAAAGCATCAAATATAGCTAATTTTTTTGTAGCTGCAGCATTTTTAAGTCTGTCTGCGGAAATATCAGGACCAAATTCCATAATTGGTTCTTTAGCAACTTTGATTAATTCATCAACAGCTACTCGCCCAGCTTGGATTATATTCGATTTTATTTTTTTTACTTCCATATTTAATTACAATATCATTTGATTTCATACAATATAAACGTTGATTGTCTATAAAAAACTCCCATTCAGCACCGGGTTTAAAACCTATTAAGTCTTCTCGATTAATATTAGATGCTTTTAAGTTATTGTTCCCTATTTTTAGTATACCAACATAAGGTTCTTCTTTTCTATTGACTAGAGGATCAATATTTTTTATTGGCATCACAAAGCATCTATCTCCAAACGAGCACCATTCGCCTTTATTTTTATATAAATATA